CAAGCAGTGTTACACACCCAATGTTAGCGGAATCGGTAACACAATTTCAAGCACAAGCTTACAGAGAATTATTACCAGCAGGTGGTCCAGTTAATACACACGTAATTGGAAAAATAGATCCTGCAAAAGAAGAACAAGCACAGCGTGTAAAAGAATTTATGAATTATCAAATCATGCACGTTATGGAGGAGTATGATCCTGAACTAGATCAAATGCTATTTCATTTACCTCTTGCAGGTTCAGCATTTAAAAAAGTTTACTACGATGATGTATTACAACGAGCAGTTTCTAAGTTTGTGTCGGCTGATGATTTATTAGTTCCTTACACAGCTACTGATTTATATTCTACAGAAAGAATTACACATGTTGTAAAAATGAACGAGAATGAAATTCGTAAACAACAAGTAGGGGGTTTTTATCGTGATGTTGATGTACAATCATTAGACAACGAAGATAGAGTTACTGAAAAAGAAAGACAGATAGAAGGTATTCAAGATACAGGAATGGAAGATGAATATACTTTATTTGAAATGCATGTTGATTTAAACATTGAAGGAATAGATAGTGACGATGGAATTAAAGTTCCTTATATCGTAACTATTGACGAGGGATCAACACAAGTTCTTTCTATCTATAGAAACTATAAAGAAGATGATCCTCTTAAAAAGAAAAACAAATATTTTGTCCACTATAAGTTTTTGCCTGGCATGGGTTTTTATGGCTTTGGTCTTATTCACATGCTCGGGGGTCTCTCCCGAACTGCCACGGCAGCACTTAGACAACTTCTTGATGCAGGTACATTGTCCAATCTCCCTGCGGGTTTTAAGGCTCGTGGATTGCGAGTTAAAGACGACGATTCTCCCCTCCAACCAGGAGAGTTCAGGGATGTAGATGCACCTGGCGGAAGTCTACGTGATGGCTTAATGCCTTTACCTTATAAAGAACCAAGTCAAACATTATTTCAATTATTAGGTTTCGTTGTAGAAGCGGGAACTCGTTTTGCAACAGTGGCTGATCAAAAAATAGGTGATGCTGGAGGAGCTGGTGCTCCTGTTGGAACAACAATGGCTGTTATGGAGAGAGGCACACGAGTAATGAGTGCTATTCATAAAAGATTACACTATGCACAAAAAGTAGAGTTTAATATTTTATCAAATATATTTAAAGAGTCTTTATCTCCTGCTTATCCTTACAAACCATCTGGTCAACAAGGTTTTGAAATGGTTAAACAACAAGACTTTGATGACAGAATAGATGTTATTCCAGTTTCTGATCCAAATATTTTTTCTATGTCTCAACGTGTTACGTTGGCACAAACACAATTACAATTAGCACAAGCTGATCCTGCTTCTCATAATATGTATGAAGCGTACAGAAGAATGTATGAAGCACTTGGTGTAAAAGATATTGTTTCTATTTTACCAACACCTCAACAACCACAACCTTTAGATCCAGGTATAGAAAATTCTAAAGCGTTAATGGGTCAAGCATTAAGAGCATTTAGAGGTCAAAACCACATGGCTCACATTGATGCTCATCAAGCAATGATGTCATCATTCTTAGTTAAAAATAATATGCAAACTTTAATGTTATTAGAGTCACATGTAATGGAACATGTTGCGTTGCAAGCTAGAGAAGAGGTAGAAGAAGAAAATAGAGAAGCAATTGAGCAACAATCTGCTCAATATGGTGGTCAATTACCTCAAGAAATTCAAATGCAGTTCCAAGAAATTATTGAAGCAAGAACAGCAGAGAAAATTGTAGAGATGACAGAGGAAATGATAGCTGAAGAACAAGAATATTTAGAATCTGAAAACGCTGATCCTTTGATTGAGTTAAAACAACAAGAAATTAACTTAAAAGCAATGGATAATGAGCGTAAAAAGAACTATGACGAAGTTCGTCTAGGTTTAGACCAAGCAAAATTACAACAAACAGCAGATTTAACACAAGATAAGATAGATTCTCAGGAAGATATTGCTCAATTAAGAGCAAATGTTAATTTAGAAAAGGCAAATACGCCAAGAAAAGAGAAAATACAAAAAGATGTTAATTTCGAAGACTAATGCTGATCTTAAACTTGAAGAGTTTTTTATTTCTTTAATGGAAATGGTAGAAAAGTCTTCCAAAACATCAGAGGATAGTGTACTTTTAGCAGGCGCTATGATGAGCATGGCTAAAGTTTTATACTTTCAAGAGTTAGGACCAAGAGAAGGGCAAGAATTACTCGATAAAGGCATTTTTGACTTTGTTGAAATATTTAAACCAACTATTCACTAGGAGATATTATGGCAAACACTCGCAGAATGAACAGATTAGAAGAGCTAGGCAGAGTAAATGCTGAAAAAGCTTACACTAGAAAAGGTAAAAAGAACCTTAAAGCAGAAAAAAGTAGAATTGTTGGAGAATTAAAAAGAAAAAAAGGCGGAAGTGCTAAATTTCCTGATTTAAGTGGTGATGGTAAAGTTACCAAAAAAGATATTCTTATGGGTCGTGGTGTAATTAAAAAGAAACGCGGTGGCGCAGTAGATTCTCCAAAGAAAAAGAAAAAGAAAAAAGGTTTATTAGGTATAGCTGTTGAAATGTTTAGACCTAAAACAATATCTGCTAAAGATGGTGGTTCCATAAATAAAAAATTATTAGATGAATTAAGAAAACGTAAACCTTCTGGAAGACTTAATGTAGACGATTTAAAAAGGTTGTTAAAACAAAGAAGAACAAAAAAACCTAAAAAAGATATTAACCGCTATGACGAATACATGAGAAGTAAAAAAAGCCCACCAAAAACAATGAAGGCTAGAGGTGGCGGAATAGCAAAACGTGGCATGGGAAGGGCAAAGTAATGGCAATAAGAAAACCAAAGAAAAAAGCTAAAAAAAATCCTTATAGACTATCAAGCGATAGACAACCTGGAATTGTTAAAGCAAATAAAGGTAAAAAAAGAAGAAGTATTAAAGATCTTTTAGATGATTTAAAGAAAAAAGGTTTTGGACCTTTTAATCCAGGAACACCCCGTAAAAGATTTCCAAAAATGGAACCTCAACCTTTTAAACCTAAAAGACCTAAAGATTTAGATAAGTATTATCAATTATTAAAAGCAAAACCAAAAAGTGGTCAAGCAAAACCAAAAGTCACTAAAAAACGTGGTGGCGGAATAGCAAAACGTGGAATGGGGAAAGCAAAATGAGTTTAAATAATCCAAAACCAAAATACATAAACGGATCAATGTATCCAAACGCTAAAATGACAGTTTCAAAAGATATGAACCCTTATGCAGGGCCTCATGTTAATAAAACTTCTATTGCAGATGTTTATAGCGCTACTATGGAAGGACCTAAAGTAAAACAAAACTTAGGTGCTGGGCCAAAAGGTCAACGTAGTAAGGTACAGATTAAAAAAGTAGCATTCAAAGGTTTATTTTAGTCGTAAAATAAGATAATTTATTTTTTTAAATAAAAAAGGAGGTTCTATGAACTTACTAAAAGATCTATGGGCACACATTAAAGAGTGGTCGGATTGGAAGATGAAAGACTGGATTAAGGCGGCTATTGTTGCAATAATAGTTATTATTGTAATAGGTCAATTAACTGGCGGGGCTGCTTAATGGCTTTTGGCCTACTTTCAGGTTTGTTAGGAGGCAAAGACGGAGCACTTAAACAAGTTGCTTCCGTTATCGATTCAATTCATACTTCAGAAGAAGAGAAATTAGATAAAAAAATTATTATGCAACGCATTCAACAAAAGCTTGCAGAAAAACAATTAGATGTTAATGCAAAGGAAGCCACTCATCGCAGCGTATTCGTTGCTGGGTGGCGACCAGCGATTGGCTGGTGCGGAGCCCTTGCTCTGTTCTTCGCTTTTATTCTATCTCCCTGTATTGATTGGTATGCAAAATTTTCAGGTATGGATATTGTTCCACCTGCCATAGAAACTGGGCCCCTTCTAGCAATTGTTACTTCAATGCTCGGCGTATCGGGACTCCGCACTTTTGAGAAGGCACGAGGAATTGCTAAGTAATGGGTAAACTTTGTGCAAAAGGTAAAGCAGCGGCTAAACGTAAATTTAAAGTATATCCAAGTGCATATGCTAACATGTACGCAAGTTCAATTTGTTCTGGCAAAACAGTTGAGGGTGGTAAAAAGAAAACAAAGAAAAAAGCTGCTGGAGGAATGATCTCTTCTAATAAATTATCTCAACAAAGAAAAAAAGTATCTAATTATAA